AAAATGATATTAAAATATTCGGTGACAAAAACTTCTCTGATTTATCTCAAGAGATATACGAGAATAACAAGTTAAAGAAAACTCAAATCGACTTGTTAATCCAAGAGGTACATGGTTACATACAAGGTATCGAGGATATCGCTATCGTAGGTCCTATTATCAAAGAACTAATGGATGTCGGTATTAAGAATGATGACAATCTTGTTAAACTAGCAACTCTATATCAAAGAATAATGTCTAAACAAACCATTGATGAAAGTGGTGTTAGTTTATTATCTGATGAAGAGAAGGAACAACTGATGGCTTCCCTTGAAGATGTAGCAGAAGACTTACAGAAGAAGAAAGACGACATCGTTGATATGACTGAGATAAGACAAAAGTATGGTGATTCATAATGTCGTTAGGTTTAGGTAGAATATATGAAAATTTAACTGAAAAAGATATAAACTTTTTTTTAGGGCAGGTTGAACAAGTTCATTTGAATGATGAAGACAAACCATCTGGATTATCAGGTAATGTTTCATCACAGACAATTAGAGTTAGACCTTTAGATTCTTCATTACCTACTACGAGTAGAGCTATTCCGGCATTTCCTTTAATAAGGGGAATTAGTGATTCTGTAACTAGAGGAGACTTAGTGTTAATAACTTTAATATATGAAGAGTATTTTTATATAGGTCCTATTAATTCTTTCAATAAACCTAATTTTGGTTCAAATCCAACTTACTCTATAAAAAGAAAAAATTTAGGTGATGGGGATTATGATTTAGATTTACCCAATGGTTACGGTAAAGGATATCCAATAGATGGGGATGTAGATAAATTAGCCAAAAAAAGAAGTTTTGTTTTGGATGGCTATACCGATGACCTTCATCATACCTCAAAACATACTGATTTAGTGTTTGAAGGTAGGCATCGTAATGCTATTAGAATAGGTTCTCGTGACAGATTTCCAATTTTAAATATTAGTAACGGAAACGAATTGGGTGTAGAAAGCGCTAATTACGGTTCTCTAATATCTTTAATTGAAAATGGTAGTATACGACAGCATCATGGTCGATTTTATTTATCTACTGATGCATCCTTTAATAGTAGTGAAATAAACCCAAGGTATCAAATATGTATTGGTAATAATGAAAAGCCTTTTACTGAACCTAACTCTATAGACTTAGAAAATTTAGACTTAGCTGTTTATAATTACTCCCAAGAAATCAGAGGACAAGTAGATAAATCAGAATTTCATCAAATATTAATCACATCAAACAATATAATTTTAGATGCTAGAACTAATAATGGTGATTTAACTTTATCATCCGGTAGAAACATTAACATCGGTGCTGCACAAAACTTCACTTTAAACAATCAAGGTAAGTCAGTTATTAATTCTGGTAATATTTATTTAGGACAACAAGCTAGAGATAAAAAAGAACCATTGGTATTAGGTGATGAACTAAGAGCATTATTATTAGATATTATGACTATATTACAAGATTCACGAGCATTAGTTCAAGGAGTTCCGATTCCACTTGTTGATGACAACTCTGCACCAATGTTTCAAAGAATACAAAATTTAATTACTGAACTACAACCAAGAACTGAAGGTGACAATGAATTTACAAATGACGGACCTAAATTTATGAGTCATCATCATTACATAGAAATAAACAATAGGGAACAAAATAATGAAGGTTAATATATTTAAGAAGTTAATAAGAGAAGTAGTAAGAGAAGAGTTAGATTATAAATTTTCTGCACTTGAAAAAAAGTTAGATGAAGTGTTAGTTAGTAGTAGATCTAATAGTATAGTAGAAGATAAAGGAGCACAACTTAACTCGTCTCCGACTAAAAAAACAAATACTCAGTCAAGAGTTCCGACTCCGACATTACCATCGACCAATACTGCACTAACAAAAGATGCAATATTAAATGATATTCTTGCTGAAACAGCAGCAAATGATGATTGGAAAAAAATAACCGAAGAACCACAAGTTCAATCTGTAACAGAAAATACTCAAGGATTACCTGAACATCTGGCAAATGCTCTTAACAAAGATTATACACAAGTAATGCAAAAAGTAGAAGAAAAGGCAAAGTTTAAGAATGGGGCTTAAAACAGATATATTTGATGCTTTGAAAAAGAATATTGAACCAAGCAATCCTGGAGAAAATTATGAATTTAACGATGGGGGAAAGTTAGATACTTTAGCACAAGACTTGACTAATGCTATTGTAAATTTTATTCAGGCTCAAGCATTTACTATTACAAAGTTGAATGCCACTCAGTTGAATGTTCCTGTAATAACTCCGACTGGTCCAGGAACAGCAGCTAAAGTAACAGTAAAGGTAGATGAAAACAGTCAAGCTGTTGATAATCCATTAAGTGGAGCGGAGTCCATGACAAGTGAAGTTAAATTAAAAAGAGCCATAGAGGTTTAATATGCCAATACTCGACAGAAGAAAAGACAGATTTGTAGAAGACCAAGATACAAGAGTGTCTGTGGGAATTGACTTTCCTTTTGGTAGAGTTCCAAATGGTGATGGATATTTTAAAACTACAAAGACAACTGTAGATTCAATAAAAAATAACATCAAACTTCTTTTACAAACCAATCAAGGTGAAAGAATGTTTCAACCAAACTTGGGGATGAACTTAAGAAATCTTTTATTTGAACCGATGACCGAAGATTTGACAATACAAATAGAAAATAATATTGTAGATGTATTTGAAAGATGGCTTCCTTTTGTCGAGTTAAGAAACATAGAGGTGAAAAGGAGAAACGAGTCAAATCAAGTAAAAATTAATATAGAATTTAATATAAGAAGAGCACCAAATAGTTTAGAGAGTGTTCAAGTTACATTTGATGGTGTTGGTGGTGGAGAGTCAACAACACAAGAAACTGGTGGAGCATATTAAAATGGCATATACAGAGAAACAAAAAATAAAACCAACAAATGTACAATATACAAGTAAAGATTTTAGTACAATAAAAAAAGATTTAATTGAATATACTAAATCTTATTTTCCTGATACATATAAAGATTTTAATGAAACATCACCTGGTATGATGTTGATAGAATTGTCGAGTTATGTTGGTGATGTACTTTCTTATTATATAGATTATAACTACAAAGAAAATTTGTTAGCAACCGCAACAGAAAAAAGAAATATCCGTAGATTATCAGAATTTCTTGGATATAAAACTCCAAATAAAACTCCATCTGTTGTTAGGTTAAAAGTAGAGACAACGATAAATGCTGATGGAACAACTGGTGAACCACTTTACGGAGAAGCTCCATCCTCAATAGATAGTGGATTACAGATTGCTTCAAATATAGATTCACAAATATTATTTGAAACCACAGAAGAAATAGATTTTACATCAAGTGGTTCTAACACACCGACAATAAGTGCTCCAATAGTTGATGGTAATGGTGAGGCAAGTTCATATACCTTAACAAGATTTGCCAGAGCCGTATCTGGTCAAACTAAAACAAAAACATTTAACATTACATCTCCCACTAAATTTTTAGAGTTAGACTTAGGTGAAGATGATGTAATTGAAATAATCAAATGTGAAGATGCATCAGGACAAAGGTGGTATGAGGTAGATTATTTAGCACAAGAGAGAGTTTTAAAAGAAACTCACTATAGTGATTCAACTGAAAGTACCATATCTGGTATTAGAACATCTGCATATGACCAAGGAGAATCTACTGACACTATTTCATCCATACCTATACCTTATGTCGCCGAATACATAAAGACAAATAAAAAATTTACATCTAAGTTTGATGAAGATACACAGACATATAAAGTACAGTTTGGAAATGGATTATTTAGATTTAGTAATTCAGGTTCAAATGTAGATGCTGTAGAACAAGCTGGTGTAACTATAAACGGAGTAAATATTTCCGATGTAGCTGGCTCTATTAGTAATACTATAGGAAACAATCTTAATTTAGGTGAAACACCATCTAACACCGCACTAACTTTTACTTATAGAGTTGGTGGTGGAGCTGATTCAAATATTCAAGCTGGTGAACTTACAACTGTAAATAATGCTCCAGCAGGTGTAACCATAACTGTAACAAATGATGAACCAAGTGTTGGTGGAACAGATGGACAAACCGTAGATGAGATACGACAAAACGCTTCTGCTTTCTTTGCTACTCAACTTCGTTGTGTTACTAAAGAAGATTATCAAGCAAGAATATTATCACTTCCACAAAAGTTTGGTAGTATTGCTAAATGTTATGTTGAAAGATTAGATGGTGGAACTCTTTTAGTTTCTACACTTTCTTATAATCAAAACAAACAATTGGTTCAAACACCACAACTTGTATTACAAAATATAGCCACTTATCTTAATCAGTTTAGGATGATAAATGACCAAGTAGATTTTGGATTTACCATAAACGACACATTGTTTTCTGGTTATGTAATAAACTTTGGAGTTCGTTTTATTGTTAACTACGATAGAAGATTTAATCCAACAGAAGTAAAACTAAATGTAATTGAAGTAATAAAAGATTTCTTTAAAATAGAAAAGATTCAGTTTAGACAATCAATAAATCTAAATGATTTACAATATAACATCTTAGGGTTGGATGGTGTAATCGGTATTAAAGAACTAAAACTATTTCAAGATGGAAATGATGAGTATGCTAGTGGTAGAAAACTTTATTATTATAAAGGAGATGGTGAGATTATTGGAACTGATAGTAATTATGGTTTTCAATATAACTTTGACAATGCGTTGGTAAATGGAATTTATAGACCATCTATTTCTCCAGCAGTATTTGAATTGAGAAACCCTAACCAAGATATATATGGAAAGGTAATATAATGCATAGATATTTTTTTACAACCAAAGATACCTTTATCAGTAGTGGTTCGAATGAACTTACAGGTGAAGATTTTAAAGACAAAAATACGGGACAGGATGAAATATTGCAATTAAAGAAAGTTTTCTTTGACAGAGCATTTCATCATCCAACTCGTCTTCTTATCCAATTTGATACTGATGAGATAGAAACTTACATTAGCTCATCTGTTTTACCAAGCACCTATAAACTTAATTTAAGGTTATATGAAACAGAAGGTACAAGTGGTTTAAGTGAAGATTACACAATTGCAGCTTATCCACTCTCCGAATCTTGGGATGAAGGAATTGGTAAAGAAAGTGATGTCCCAAAAACAACTGAGGGGTGTAGTTGGAAGTATAGACAAAACTATGATGGTGCCTCCGAGATAGAATGGGCAGATGCTGGTGGAACTTATATTGCTGGGGATGAAGTAACACAAGTATTTTCATCAGAATCACCTGATATAAATATGGACATAACCACTATGGCTAAAAAATGGTTTAGTGGTGATAATGCAAATTATGGTTTATTAGTAAGATTTTCTGGTAGTAGAGAAACATCAAGTGGTAGTTTTGAAGACCTTAAATTTTTCTCAAGACAAACCAATACTATTTACTCTCCAAAGATAGAACTTAAATGGGACGACCATTTACCAGCAACTGGTTCAAATACAGGTAGTTTAACTGCTTTAGATGTTAGTGGTAATAGTGAAAATTATTTATATCCAATACATTTTAGAGAAGCATATAAAGAAAACGAAACTGTTAAGTTTAGATTTGGTGCTCGTAAAAGATATATACAAAAAAGTTTTACTACATCAGTTCAAACTGTAAGTGGTAGTTTCATACCATATCCATCTGGATCATATTCAATTATTGATATGGCAACAAACGAATCAGTTGTTCCATTTAGTGCTTACACAACAATGAGTTGTGATACGACTTCTAATTATTTTAAACAAGACCTAAATTCTTTTGAACCTAATCGTGCTTACAAGATACTAATAAAGGTCAATCATAATGATGGTCTTCTCTCC